AAGAACAGTGACATCAATCCAGTGAGACTGGTAACGCCTTTCTTGAATAAATCTACACCGTCTTCAAAAATTTCACTGCCTTTTTGCCAAGCATCAATAACTTCTTTTGCTTGACCAACTCCATCAACAATGCCTTTTACAACATCAACGATACTCAGAGCAGTATCAAGAATCTTCTGAACATTGCAAATGATATCATCAATAACTTTCTGAACACTTTGAACAACCATTGCTGCTTGGTCGATCAATCCTTCAAGAAATCCTTCAACAATATTCAGAACAGAACCGATAGGATCAGAAATATAACCAATTAGATTGGCATCGATAATACACAGTTGACTAAGAATTTGTACTACTGCTTGTTGAATTGTAGTAAAAACAACAAAGGGTACACCAGTAGCACCACCAAGAGGATTTACAAGTTCTAACTGTTCAGCAAGATTTGCAAGAGATTGTCTGACAGCAGAAACAACTTGTGTAAATACTGCACTTAAAAAGTTTTGAAGTTTTGCTGTTAACGCTTTGGCAGTGACAAGTTTGCCAGTAACGATATCATAGAAGTCTCCGTTTTCACCCTTAACAAGAGTTCCAGCAGTATTAGCAATATCTTCAACGAGATAACTTAACTTATATTCAAGCGTCTTCCATGGACCACCAACACCATTCGCTGCAGGAATTGGTTTTTCTGGATCTCTTGGTTTTGATGTATTAGAAGCACTACCAGCAACACCAGGAACAGTTCCGATATTCATCGGAGATCCAGGACCACCTGCTTCAGCAGTTTTCATACCTGGCATTGCAACAGTATTATTTGGTCCCTGTCGCTGAAATCCCTCTTTGAGAGTTCCTGCCATAACATTATTTGGTTGTGTTGGATGTAATGCAGAAGCATTTACACCAACACCAGGTTCCATTGCTTCACCAGTGAAAGCAAATTGCTGTTTTGTTTTGGTATTGTTTGATTTTTGTACGCGAAGAACGCCGATAACAATAGGCATCTGAGCGTTCTCACCATCCATGAAGAATCCCATGACGATGGCACCAGGTTGCAGTTGTCCTGCACTTTCACCTTGTCCGTCGTTACCTGCTTGACAAGTGTGTTGCAGAACAGTTGCCCAAGGCAAAGACTCTGTAGGTAATGCAGACGTAGTTCCCCCACGCACATTCGTATAATATCCAAGAACTCGGCATTTTACTCTACCGAGTTCCATAGGATCTTCATTATCCTCTACTTCACCAACCCACCAGAAAAATCCATCTTTACCGACGAAGTTAACTATGGGTTCATTTACAATACCATCAATGGTCTCGCGCATTTATCTGAGATTCATTTCAAATTATTTATCGATGTAACCGTTCTCTTTCAACCATTGACGGGTCAGAGGAGTCGGATCATAGTCAGTCCACATAGTACCACGAGCACAAGACTCAAGTGCTTTTTGAGTCATACCCTCAGTCTTACCTGCCCACATTGCTTCTTTTTCCCAAGGAATAGCATGTGGTGTAAGTGCATATGTTCTCCGTGCCATCTCTTGCCACATCTCAGGTACATCTTCTTCTGGTTTGATGATAGCGATCATATTATTCTCAATCGTCCCTGCCATACAATCCTGAGCAGCGTGCCAACCTTCATGCCTGACTACACTCATAAGGATATGAGGACGATGTACAAATCTCTTGTTCAGATAGAAGTGATCACTCACAGTATGATATACACCGCGATGTCCTACTGGAAAATACTTCTCATCAGCAAGGTGAACATCTACACCAATCTGACTAAAAGCAACCATAATCTGGTCAAACTCATCGGCAACTGGACCCCAATCAGAGTCGGGAAATGCTGCACGAAGATCACCAGATGAATAGATTTTCTCCACTCCATCAGTACACTCCTTCAAAAGCATACATCCCATAGCGTCCATACTATAGTATCCTTTAGTTGGTTCAGCATTTACTGCGATACCATGTGCCATTCCAAACATCAAGCCAGAAAGGATTGCATTTCGCAATTTAATCATAATGTTCTCCAATGAATTGGCGAAAGAACCATATTTTCGCTAGGTTCATCCGTTGTTAGCATTATATCATATGATATAGAATATCGCAACAAATCTTTCTGATAAGTATCGACTCTATGTGCGATAGATGATGGGAAGATTATAAATGCACCTTCTTCAACACCAACAGATATCTCAAAAGAATTGTATGGACTATCAACTTTACCTTCTATTGGCAACATTTTCATAGCATCTTGTTGCCTAAAGAATTGAATGAAACTAGAATCTGTCTGCAAATAAAATACACAACTCAAATGAGAGTTTGGGTGATTGTGAGTCTGCACTCCACCACCCTTACCAAGAACAACTGCCCAAGATTTTTGAACAACAACATTTACGTTATCAGTATATCCAGACTGTCTCAGATAGTTTAGTGTATGTTCTTTTACTTGAGAGTTCAACCATTCAAAACTTTCATGATTGTGAATTTGAACGGTATTTTTTGAATCACCAAAGAATGAGTTATTATCAATATTGTAGATAGTATTTACAGCAGTTATCATAGACTGCTTGTCATACGATTGCAGTCTTTCCAAATACAAAGGGGTTGGGAAAATATCAAGTATCATCTTCTAGATAATCAAAAATCATGTTGTGCAACTCCCAGTATCTCAAGTACCAATCAGGTACTAAACCATAATGAGGAAGTGTATGGTAATCAGAATAGTTTTCATACAAGAGATCGATGATCTCTTCTTTCGTTGGTTTTGCCATAATATAGTTTATAATGGGCGAAGAGGGGATCGAACCCCCGACCGACTCGGTGTAAACGAGTAGCTCTACCGCTGAGCTATTCGCCCTTTCTGGTGAAACGATACAGTTGCGTAGATCCCCATACCATTTCACCTGTTTGTAAATCAATGCCTCTGTCACAAGTATGTAGTTTGTTACCATAAGCATGGATTTCGGAGATTACTTTATCTCCTCGATATCCAGTGCAATTATCACCAGCAAGTTTGCCGTGCCATGCCTTTCCATCGAACGTGAATAGTATATCACATTCTTCATGTCTTGTCCAGTCTAGATGATAATTTTGCACAAGAACTTCCGTATCAGAAAGTTGAACAAACTTATGATTCTTCTTTCTATACGGAAGTTCAGGTCCATCACATCTTTTATAATTACAAGATTGATATCCCTGCTCGTGTTTTTTCCAAATAATTTCAACAGAGACCCAATTCATGGGATCTGACTGTGCCTGATGTCTATTAGTCCAGTGTCCTAACAGATATTTTTCAATCTTCATAACAAAAGGAATGATTCAATTATCGTGTGTTTTACATTCAGGTGCGCCAGGTTCTTGATCGCAATAGAGTTCAAGGGGTGTGGGATCGTGATGATCTCCTGCTTCAATTTCGTCTTTATGATGCTCTGCATATTCTTCCAGGTCATGCAGTTCGCCTTCAATGTGACGACGCATCTGGGGCGATACAGTAGGGTCTTGAAGGATCTCTTTATCCTTCTCAATATGTTTCTCGATACTTTCCATAGTACCTCCTAATACATTTCTATTTATTAGAGGATCTCTTGAACCCTCACAGTGTTATTCTACCGTGACAAAACGATCTTGTCAAATGATGTAAGAATCCTTCATCAAAGCAAGTTCTGTTTGCATTGTCCCGCCCGTTGATTTATGAGCAACAGCAGCGATCAAATATGTTCCACTATATCTTTCATCCAGTTTTGTTGTTGCTCCTTTCTCAGAAGATGGTATAATGACACGTACACCAGATCCTGCATATAAATCAAGATTGCCAGGAATAATAATAGTCAACTGTACCTGTTTCAAAGATTCAATACGCATCCATTGATATGCTTGAAGTTCAATTAACTGCTCATAGTTTCTCTGAGGATTATTTTTGAACTTTGGATCAAAAATCTGGTTGGGGATCATTTCATATCGAACCCTCTTTGGATAGTTCATGTAATTCTGAACATTCTTATCCATATTTGTCATGGGATTTTTAGCACCTTTATTAAGGTGTGCCATCCTAGACCACAGATCAGTCATTGCATAGCGATATGCATCGGCAGATAAATCTGTACTAAGACCCATTTTTGATCTAGTGATGAAAGTTGGATCAAAACCAACACTATATCCACTCCAACTACCATGACGTAATCCCATCAGATAGTTTTTCTCGTCTGGAAATGTAATACGATCAATACTAAATTGATCTAATGCGTCATTACCACTTCTCTTAGGAGTGTATGTGTATTCGTATAACTCTGGTGTGAAGTTAAATGATGAACCTCTATCAGGAGTATTGAATGCACTCAATGATGTCTTGGATTGTGTTCTTTGGTTTCCAATATCTTCAATCATTGTATCAATTGATTTGAAGTTGAATCCCGCAGCAGTTTCAAAGAAAGCAAATCCATTCTGCAACTTCTGCCCCTTACCCTTTCTACGAATTGCTCTCTGAGACATCCAATAAATCAAGTCAAATGGTCTCCAGTTAGGAGATATAAAAGACTGCTTATTCAACGTAGTTTCAAAGATAAATTTCTTACCAGAGTTTAAGTATTTCTTTCCTAAAAGTTCTCTGATGATTTGAGATGCTTCTGTACCTTTTTTGAAAATTTCTAAGGAATTTCCAAAAACGTTTGTGATTTCATTTCTGACATATTCATCAGATACACAGTTAACCAGATATGTTTCGTTTGTTTGGTTTGTTCTTACCCTTGCCTGAATATGATATGATCTGAATCTGTATGTTCTATCTTGAATAGAACTTTGAATTTCTAATTGAAACTCTTCTGTTCCAGACAATCCTCCAATGAGACCAGCAGAATCCTCCAAAACCAATCGCATCTCCATACATGGATTTACGATACTTTCATAGACCTCAAAACCTCTTAGGAATGAAATTAGATCCGATTCTCCTCTAGAGTTCTCTAACTTTTTACCATCTCTGATTACAAACAAACGTGCTGAAATTTCACCCGCTTGAGTTCTATTGATAGATGGATTGAATGATTGTGTTGCACTCGTCATGAGAAGATACCTCTGAGAGGATTGTTAAAGGAATTTAGGACAGCAACCGCAGTCCTAAGAACAGTGCCAGTGGTGCCACCAACATTAGCGAAAGTGCCACCGCCCGCCTGCGCTCCAAGAATCTGACGAATGCCCGCTTCTGCCGTCTGAATGAACGAGCGATTGGAGCCATTTTGCGATTCAACTGCCGCCAGCGCCATCTGAACGATCTCCGAAGTTTTTGCATTAATTTCTCTTCTTGCTTGATTTCGTTGTTCTGTTACAGCGCGGATTCGTTGTTGTTCAGCATAGTCAGTCTTAGATCTTCTGGATCTAGATCCAAATGAACTAGACATATTAACATTAGCTGTGTAACCACCAGGAGCTGATGAGAAAAGATCACTTGCAAAATTAGAATCAAATGCATCAGAAAGAAAACTACCTTGCGAACTAGATCCAGATTGATTATTTCCCCTGATTGAACGGAAAAGTGTTCCAATATCAAACCCGCTTTTAAAATTACTACCAAATATAGATCCTCTGGGGGATCCTCCTCCCTGTTCTCTAACAACAGGTGTTTTATATGGTGCTGGTGCTGAACCTGCTCTTCCTAACATAGGAGTCTTTCTTGATCCAGGACCTTTATAATCAAAGTGTCCACTTCCAACACCATGCTGATATCCTAGTTTCCATCCATATCTGGATGAATTTGCTTTTAACCAATTTAATGAAGATCCAGAAATATCTAAACCTTCACCATACATATGAACTGAGTTGGGATGCCCACCAACTGCTGAGTTCTTCTTAGCACTTCTGCCACTACTCGCAACATCAGCACCCTTGACAACTCCCTTAGAGTCTCTGATCATTCGTGCAAATGCTTCTGCTGCTGGTTGAGAGAATACTAATGGACGACCATAACGGTCTGTCTGACCATGAATACCCCAACCAGACCCAGTATCAGAATGTGATGCAGGAACAACTCTAGGTGCCATTGATCTACTGGCAGTATTTCCACCATCTCTTGCATGTTCATCAACGTCAGATGAACCAAACAGGTCTCCAAATCCAAATCCTTGAGTAAAATCATACCCACTATATCCAGATCCCATCTGCATCTGACGTGACTGCTGTTGAGTAGGAGGAATAATACCTTTACTCTTCAGGTATTGACCAACACCAACTAATCCTTTATTTTGTATCAATGCAACGATGGTAGGACCACGACGACCAACTTCTCGATAGTATTGACTATCCTTTAATTCTCTACCAGCAGTCTCATAATCACCTCTCTTGAATGCTGCCATCATTCTAGGGAAGTCCTTATACCATCCAGGACCCATATTAAATGTCAAGTCAATTAATGCTGCTTTTTGTTGAGGACTTGCACCATCAAATCCAGGTATTTTACGAGCAGCACCTGCATGATGCTCATAATCTTTATTGAATAATCTTTCAGCAAAGGCTCTACTAATAGTATTGGGGATATTATCAGAAGGTCTAATTAAGTGACCATATCCAATAGTAGGGTATGATTTACTATCACTATATCGGTTTAATCTGAGACCTTCATGCTCTTTAATCATTTCTCTTGCGAAGGTATCATAACTACCACCACCAGAGAATCCAGGAAGTTTGAATCCTGACATTCTCGCTTCTGCGATACGAGATTGAGTTAGACCAGGATTCTGTCTAGTTGCAGGTGTATTGAAAGGAACAATAAATGCACCGCCATCTGCTTTTCTAGCAACATATTCTGTGCCATGACCGATAAAGTCTGGTCTAGATCCACCCGAGATGCTGACAGGATAACCAGACTGAGGTCCAGAAATCCAACCACCTTTGGCAAATCCCTGTAAAGGACCGCCAATAGACATACCAAGTTCTTTCTTCCTGTCTTCAGCAAGATCCAAAAGACCGAGTTTTTCTAGTGTCTCGACTGTAACAGTTCCAGCAGTTTCTTTATCAAACCCATCATCACCAGGAAGTCTGCCTTGTGCATCCATTGAAGATGTCAAAGAACTTCCTTTTCCAGCGGCACTCCCAGTTGCCAGAACAGCAACACCTGCAATAGCAGCACCTGCCAGTAGAGGATGTGCTCTAAGTAAACCAATTGCCTTACTAATACTGGTCTTCATCAAGATGAGAGCAGTCTTAGCATCTTTAATGATATTTCCAGGATTGGTTAACCAGCGAAGTGCTAATAATCCTGCGCCAATTCCTGTTAATGCTCTACCAAGTCCACCAATTCTCTCCATCCAGGTGGCATCTTCTTTCAGAAGATCATATAGACCTTCAACAGTATTGACAAAAGAAAACTTTGCTACATCAGCAATAAATTTAAATACTTTTGCAAGTATCTTAAGACCTGATACAACTTTGTCTTGATTTTCTGGATTAGCCAACCATTTCAGAGCAGGAAGAACCAGGAAATATTTTAATAATGCTCCTGCTAAACTAAGGAGAGACTCCCAGAAACCAGGAATCTTTCCCTTGAAAAGACTATCAAATGTCTTAGACTTAATAGGTTTTTGTTTTACAAATTCAGGTCTGAAGGACTCTCTAATTGCCTTCTGATCCATCTCAAGCAACTTAAGTTGCGCTGCTTTCAAAGATACTAAAACTTTACCAATAGAGTTTACAGTTGCTCCTAAGTTATTGATTGCCTGAGTTTGTACCTGAAGAGTTTTAGTCAGGGCAGCATTAGATTTAGAAAGATTGGACGAAGAAATACCACTAGCCTTAGGACTTACGAACTTATAGAAGTCTATTTTAGCGCCTTTTTTTACAGTTGCCATTTAATTATCTACTTCTTTTGAGCTGTGGTAGTTGGAGCCACAATATACTTATCACCGCTATTTATGGGAACAGGGGTAGGTGCGGGTACTAACTTCTCTACAACAAGAGGAACAGGTAAGAATTCAAT